CGGCGCAGTTTAGGGGCTTGAGAAACTGCATGAGGGGGGAACTCAAAGCGTTGCAAATGATGTACTGCGCAAGCTCAAAGCCGTCCCGTGCAAAGAAACTCATGGTCTCTTTCCAGCCTTCCAAGGTCCCCGCCGGTTTGAAGTAGGGGAACATCTGCACAGTAGAAGGCGTAGCTGCGTTCATGCGAGCCCTGTCTTTAAAATACTCTTGGTCGCCTATCACAAATGACGTGAAATTCTTGTCGTCGGTCCACCCGAACTGCCGCCGGGATTCGTCTGCTGCTACGTTATCCTGCAAGTAATTTGCCCACTGGTAGACATAAAGCGCTAGCTGATCCATTTTCGGTATCGCCACCCCGAGACGGCCCATAGTCTTTTTGAACTCTTCCCGAGAGTGTATGCCGTGCAGCGGGACCACTGCTTCTTTCACCCCGTCCTTCGGGAAGTGCGCTTGAATTAGGTAGGACTCCCCTTCAGTAACGTCGTTGATCCGCCGTGCGACATACAAGTCGTTGTGGTAAATCATGGTCTCATCGATCTCGCCCCCGTCCTTCAGCTCGCGCTTGTACACGCCACCGTTGGCGCCCCGGAAATAGGGCTTGGGGTAGACCGGAATAGTGAACTCCTGCACCGGAGCATTCGGCGTGGTATTGACTGGAGACACCACCGTCTGCTCGCCCTCAGCTTCCTTGACCCGTAGGCCTAGGGATATAGGACTTTTTATCCTGCCCCAGAACGGGCACTCAGGGCATACGCCGGGGTTGTACTCGTCGAACTTGCTGCAGAGATAGGGGCCCTTGATCCCATCGAACTTCTCGTTGGTTTCTTCCGCATCGTAGGCAGGGTGCCGCTTTGATATGTTGTGCGCAGCGGTGCGCCCCTCGACACAGAACTTCGTTATAGACAGGCCAGCCCGCCACAGGGGCTCATCGATCTCTTCCTGCCGTACCACAATGTTCTTGAGCTGTTCGCAGCCGTTCCCACTCACCGTGCGCTGCATGATGTTCTTGAAGCTACTTTCCCGGTTGTTGAAGAGCCGCTGCATGCTGGTACTGGACTTGTCATAGAGCATGTCGAGCGCGGAGCCGGACGCTTTGCCTAGTGCTGGGCCGAATCCGCTTACATACTGCAAGAACGCCTCGACAGCGATGGGCTTGATCTCGCTCGTAGAGAAGAACGTCACCGGGGAAGGCGGCTTGTCTTTGTGGTTGTGCGTTCCTGGCAGTCGCAGTACCCGAGCTGCATCGGCGGTGACGTTGGGGTCAGCCAGCAGACTGTGCGCTGCGCAAGCCTTCTTCAGCCTCGTTGCGATCTCAACCCAGGCCTCGGTGTTGATGGCCTCTTCAAGTATCCAATAGACATGCACCCCACGTCCCGAGTTAACGAGGAGGGGCTTCGGTAGCTGCGTCGCCTTGCAGAACCTCTGCAGGTCTTTCAGCGCGGTTACTTGATCGGGGTAGTCCTTGCTCGGCCCGCAATCTAAGTCTAGGAAAAACGACTTGAGTTGGAGGGCGTTCGCCACCCGCCGACTGTTATCTGGCCCGAAGGTAGCCAGCGCAAAATACGCGTCGTACCCCCGCTGGTCGTACTTGTTCCCTACGGCTACTAGGTCTTCGACTGAGGTGTAGAACTCCTGCTTCCTATCCCCGTCCATGCTCCGAGACACGAACGTGCAGTAGCGGCCTTCTCCCCCTAATACCTGCTGCAAAAAAGTTGTTGTGTCCATATTCCACCCAGAAGTTAGAAACACCGCGACAGGGGCGCTGCAGTACCCTTTTCGGCATAAGCCTAGTCGCGGTGCGGGGGGACTCGGTTAGTCGTCCCAGCTATCGATAACGTCGCTCAGAGACTCCTCCGCATCTTCAGGAGGCGGGCTCTTCTTCGCCATCTTCTTGGGCTCTTCAACCTCAGCTTCCGGCTCGTCCTCAATCGCGTTCTTGCGAACGCTGGCCTTCGGCTGCTGGACTTCTACAGGCTTGGGGGCTGCAATCTTCTGCACCCCATCCGTTTGCGACACAGTGAGAGTGATAGCTTTCATCGTGTCGGGATGCTCAACCATCTTGAAGACGGTCTCCGCTTCCTCGTTGCTGATCCCACGAACCGGCTTGAAGAACAGCTTGGGGGTATCGCTATCCTCGTCGAAGTAAATCTCCGTGACGACGACGCTAAGCGGAGTGCCCCCCTCGCCCTGCTGGCTAAGGAACTGAGCATACGCCTTAAACGGCATGTTGCCACCACGGGTATCGCCGAAAACTGACGTAGCCGGTAGCTGGAGCTGAAAAATCTCGTCGAGCCGGTCAGGGAAAGCCACAGCAATCCGCTGCGAGAAGCGGCAAGCACGGCCACCACCAGCCCCAGAGCCCTTAACGTGTTGCGGGCAGTCGTTGCACCGTGCGGCTTGGCGCTGATCTTCAGGCACATCATCCGCCGGGGTGTTGGTATCGGCTGACCAGCAGGTGGGTGCAACCGGCTTATCAGGGTCATAGGAAGACGCGTAGAAGGTACGAGACACTGAAGCTGCGTTGATAATAACAACTTGGATGCTGTCACTCTTACTGACGGCTACCTGCTCACCATCCTGAATCATGCGGAACTTGCCACCCCGCACACTGATTCGGCGATTCGTTGCCTTGGGCTTACTGCCGCCCGTGGCGCGCTTGTTGACCGCTTGCAAGGCCGCAAGCATGTCAGGGTTTAGCATGGACTGGATGTCCACAACTTCTTTGCTCATGACGTTCTCCTCTTAGGCGTCATCATCTAGGTCGAGATCAAAGGTGGGGACGGCAACTTCTTCCTCCTCCCCCTCAAGATCAACCATGGTTTCTACTACGGCTGCTTCTGCGACAGTCTCTTCTGCCTCGGGTGCTGCGACTTCTTCCTCCTCAGGCTCCCCGATACGTAGGCCTCGCAGATGGGCCTCTACGTCCGCTACATGGAACCGGTAGGTTTGCCCTGCCCGAATGTAGGTCTCGCGGGGGATGGCGCCGGTACGCACCCAGGAACGCAGAGTGGTGATAGTCACCCCAAGGTACCGGCTCAACTCCTCAATGTTAACGTACGGTTTGTTCATGCCTTCTTCCTTACTGAGAGTGTGTATTCCGAATCCACGTTTAAGCCCGGAGGCAGCAGATCGGGGTTCTCCTCAAGGAACTGCCCTACGTTTTTCTGGTTCAGGCGCTTGTCAAAGAACTCGGGGACTTCGTTGTCTAGCACGAACTTGTACATAGACTCCCAGTCGCTGGTCCAATAACGGCGCTTCACCTGACGGTAGAACGTGCCCTCGGTGGTCTTAACGCTCTCGACGTTGTGCTCTTTGCAGTAACTCAGCAGCTCCCGCTTAACCAAGTCCATCTGCTTGGTGAGCTTCTCGTCTTGAGCTTTGTACTCCGTGGCTAGCTCCTGCCGTTTCTGGCGTATCTTCAGGTACACCTTGGTGAGCTTATCCACGGACAACGCGCTTGCGGTGTCGTCACTCATAGCGTTCTCCTCTAGTGGTGACATTTGGACTTTAGCTCACTATGGCTGGCTAGTCAACTATCTCCTTGTATAAATTTACGATCTGTGAATGTACGTCTATTTTGTTATCAAGTAGTTTGTATATACGCTTTTCTACGTCAGACCCTTGTAGCTGAATTACCGTACAGGGGTGTTTTTGCCCCGAGCGGTGTACCCGAGCATTGGCCTGGGCGTAGGTTTCCAAGGAACTGACTGGCCCCCACCACACAATTGTATTCGCCGCTGTCAGGGTGACTCCGTGGGCCGCAGCTTGTGGCTGAATAATCAGCACCCGAGGGTCGTCCGTCTCTTGAAACCGCTTGAATATCTCCGTGCGTCGCCCTGCCGATACCCCACCGTGGATAAGGTCGCTGGTGATCCCATCCTTCTTGAGGCGTTCTGCTAGCAGGTTGATGACGTGTTTGAAGGGAACGAAGATCAGGATTTTCTGACTGGACTCGTCGATGGCTTCCTTCAGCACGTTGTAGCGGTTCTTGATGTCGAACTCCAAGGTCTCTTGGTCGTCCGTGTAGACGGCACCGCAACTGATTTGCAGCAACTTGTTCATGCACACGGCAGCGTTGGCTGCGGTTACGTCCTCACCATCCGCCTGCATGACCATCAACTCACGAAGCTGTTTGTAGTACCTCTTCTGCTGAGGTGTTAGCTCCACTTCGCGCTTGACGTAGGTCATCTCCGGCAGGTCAAGGCACTGCTCTTTGGTAAAGCGGATGGCTGGCTGCAAGGCTCGATACACCACCTCCGTGGCGTTGTCCTTCGGTATCCACCGGTACTGCGTAATCTTGTGCATAACTTGATCGCGGAACGAACCGAAGAACCGAGGCACCCCGTTGGGGTTCACCATCTTCGCTAGGCCATACGCATCGACGGGGGACTGGGCAGCGGGTGTACCGGTCATCATCCAGAGCCAAGTGTCTGCGGTCAGGAGCTTGTTCAGGGTCTTCCAGCGCTTGGTCTGCGGGTTCTTGTAGTGCGTTGCTTCGTCCACGATGATGAGGTCAAAGCCCCCCTTAGCCACCGCTTCTCGCACGATCTCTACGCCGTCGTAATTAATTATCACGAACT